ATTGTTTGAATTTAGGATTATGACCTCTTGTTAAAGATTTATGTTCTCCACCACCTAATAATAAATACATAAAAGCATCACCGACATGAGAATGTTCATTTTTGTTTGGATGATCTCTGTATCTTTCACCACCAGATATTTGTACTCTTTTAAAATGATAACCACCACTAAGTGACTTTCTTAATCTTTGACATCTTTTATCTATTAACAATCCTGGTTTACCTTGTATTAATCTATTCATTGGCATTGCACCGGCCTCTCGTCTAACTCTAAAATCATTTGTAGCTGTTGGTCTAGCAACTAATCCTATAGATCTTAAATGATCAAATGCTGTAACTTCATAGATCTCATCTCTTTTTTGTCCGGCTGGATCTCCCCATACTAATACATCATACTTAGGAAACTTAGTAGCCAGTTCTGATTTTAACATTGATCCAAATCTTTCTAATCCCATATCGAATGTAACAAGTTCATGTAATATAATCCAACGACCATTATTTAATTTTTGTCCAAAGATAGCTGCCGGTGTTAAACCAAAGTCTACTCCTACTTGAATAGGTACTGATAGATCTGGTTCTAAATATTCTTGAGCCATTAGAGTATCATCATATTCAGACATAATAGGTTTACCTTCTTGAACATAAGTATAAAGGCCCTGGGCATAACATCTAATCCAGTCTAAATTTTTTCCTAATAGAGTTTGTTCATAATATCCTACTGGAAGATTTTTTTTATTTTCTGTTTTTGGATTTGTAAGCCACCATTTATTTGCTGCATAAACAAAACCATTAGCCTCTGGATTTTCTGGTAAATCTTCTTTGGTCCATTCTTCTACTGCACCTGGTTGTTTAAAAAAACTCCATTTGTATTTACCTTTCATCTTTTCTTTTTCTGATAATCTGTACCACCAATGATCGTCATCCATTGGATTGGTATCCATAATAATTCCTCTCCAGGGTTTTGCCCCTCCATCTGATAATGTGGGATAACGACCAACACGATGCGTAAGACCATCGATAACTGCTTTAGGTAATTCTCTGGCCTCGTTAACCCACGCACCAGTAAGTTCCATGGATAATAACTTCCTAACATCTTTAGGTTGATCAAGGGCCAGGAATATAACCTCACAATCTATTCCTGGAGCTCCATCTCTAGGAGGTAATTTTATATGATGCGTTAATGGTGGTGACCATCTAAATGCACCCCAAATGTTCTCTGGAAATAACTCTTGCCATGTTTTAATAGTAGTTGTCCTCAACTCCGGATAAGAATTACGAACAACAACAAACCTAGAATACTTGATCCCATCACGAGGACTTTGTACTTGCGTAACTGCTTTCAACATAATCTCTGCTGCACAAGCATACGATTTGCCGGATCCAACCGGCCCCATAACACCTCTTACAAAACTCTTATCTTTTAAAAATTTCCAAACTGTAGGTGATGTACTAAAATCAAGTTTTAGATTTGTTATCGGTTCTGTCATCCGGTTCTTCTACCTTTCCATCTATTATTGTTGGTTCTGGTCCTTGCATCACTATTCCAACAACAGATGGTTTATCCATATCTTCTTGTTGTTCTAATAAACCAGATGCTTTTGCTAATACACGCAATACAGCAACTTTATCATGTAGTTCTACTTCTAACTGTGGACCTAACTTTGTAGGTGTTACTTTAATTTTTTTTATAGCTTTTATAGCTGACTTAGAAATATTTTTAGGATCCTTAATACTAACTTTACCTTCTTCATCCCAGGTCATAATATCGTCAATATTCGCTTGAGCTATATCAACAAGTTCTTGAGCAACATTATCTTTATGATGTTCTATAATCTCAGATTTCTGTATTCTCCTCTGGACCACTCGGACACCACCGAAACGATCCAAAGGAGGTTTAACTATTCTTTTAGTATTAGAATGGGATTTCGTCATCTACACCGGCATCCTGTTTTGGTTCTGGAGCTGATTGTGATTGATATGCTGGAGCTTGTCCTGTGCTGCCACTATTCTCAAACAATCTAAAAAACATAACTGCATCGCCTTTGCTATATTCTTTAGAAGGATCTTTGAGATACATCTTTACATCTTTTGCACCAGGAACCTCAGTTCTTGATTGTCTTTCTTTATCGTAATTCGATCCATCCCATTCCTCAATGATAACTTCGGTATTAGCCTTTATAGTTACATCTCTCATGAATTTGAAAGATCGGTTACTGTGTGTTGGTCCTTTGTTCATATATTTCCTTTTTTTTATGTTTCATATTTACGAGGGTAGATTGACTGGCCTAGAATGAGAACCTACCCCCTAGATCTTGTTCTGATTATACATGATTTGTAAAATTTCTGCAAAAAAATTGTGAGATACCCCCCATATATATATACGCACCCCCACCCCCAATAGGCCCAATCTGTGGCAGCCAGGCCATTTTGTAATATTCTGTAACAATGTATTAGCTCTTCCTGGGATTTATAAATTGTATAGGTTCGTTTACGATTTATATTTTATGCTTGTTTACAAACCTCTTCAATAATCTTTGCATCTCTTCCTTCTTGTTAGTAGCCTTGCCTTTCTTGAAGAATACATCCTTGTAGAATACTATTCTCTTAGGGCAATCGTACTTGTTATCCTTCCTCCAGGTAAGTATATCTCTCATTCTCTTCACAGCATATTCTGGTTTCAATCCTTTCTGTAACCATTCACCAACTAATTTCTCTTCATCAAAATTGTACTGAACCAATGTTCCATAAATCTCATTGGTTAACTTTACAAACTCATTACATACCTTTCTACTATTAATGAATATATCATTGTTCTGTTGTGTGTTACGCAGTCGTTCTGAGGGAATATCTACATATGCATTAGAGTTCATACTTGATCCATTACTGTCTTTCTTAGTATTCCTTCTGACTGAATATATGTCTTTATCCCCCTGTTTAGGGCCAATAGGTATTTCTGGTTTATCTTCAAAAGATCTATCTTGTACTGTAGCTGTAGCCTTAGCATCATCTTCACTTATACCTTCTTGGAATATCATAAAGTATTTATTACCTCGTAGTCCTGGATGTTTCTTAGCATAAGCAATGTATCCCCATTTAACAAGCAGCTTAATATGTTTCGATACAGTAGACTGTGTGATCTGTAAGTTCTTAGCAATAGTTAATTGATTAGGCCAGGCCACACCTTGTCTACTTGTAAAGTTACCTATCGCACATAGAACCATAAAGGTTCGTGGATGGGTTTTAAATCTAGGATCTATAACTGCTCGTTGTGGTATTACACAGAAATGTCCTGGAGTTTTTCCTTTACCATAATCTGGTTTATCACTCATTATCTGGTTGTGCCTCAGACTTTAATTTGGCCTCAAGTTTGCCAAAGTCGGACCACAATTCTAATCCTGGTTCTGTTTTAGTATTCCAACAATTAATTTTGTTTTTCTTTAAATTGATATGATGCAGCACAGTCGTATGATCTCTGTTACCACAAGTTCTACCAATAGCCGGTGTTGATGAATGTGTGAGCTCAGTACATAAATTAATAAAACAAGATCTAATCTTTATAATATCACTATGCCTTCTAGCACTACATATATCTTCTGGAGTTGTATCAAAGTAATCACACACAGCCACAAGTATATCTGACATCCATACTCTTTTAGCTCTACGATTGATTGCCGGTTGATACTTTTGTTGTTTCTTTAATACTCTTATCTCATCAATCAAACCATTTACTTTTGCCTCCAGGTATTCAATTCGTTTTTGTATGTTTACACTTACATCTTTAAATACTAATCTTTTAGTTTGGTTGCCTTGTGTGTATTCGTATCCTTTAGGTGGTCTTATGACATTATTAGGAATTGGTGTTGTCATCGTCATCTCCTTTAAATTTAATTATGTTATCTCTTTTGTTCTTAGGTGTTTTCTTAATTATATCTGTAAGTTCTTTTAGTAACTTCTCACAATACCAATGAGCTTTACCAGCATCATCTCTTGCACCTTCTAATGTTGGAACCTTCTTGCCCATTCGCATTATGTACTTGCAGATATTAAACTTGATAGCTCCAATCTTTTCTGCATCAGTCATCTGTGATGTGATGGCATCGAATGTTTGTATTGGATTGTCTTTGTAGTGTGGTGGGTTTATCTTATCCTTGCTCACTTGAACCTCCCATTCTAGCTGCGTTAATCATTTTATCTATTCGGTCCTGTATTACTTTGGGCCTAACAGACATACCAGTTTCTAAAATTTCAGACACCAATGTGGCCATAGGTATTCTCTCTATCTTGGCCTGGTCCTGGATTTTATCTTTTAGTTTACTGGAGATCTTCAAATAGAATGGTGTAAGTTGGTCTTTTTTAGCCATTTTTTGCTCCTTAAAATTAATTTATTTAAATACTTGTAAAAATATCATAAATATATATATTAGATATATGAACAATATAAGACCACTAATAATAACTAACAGAGGAGTACAATAATGAATAG